TACATCATTGGAGGATCAATGATGGTGTTGCCTGCAATAAACAATCGATCTCTGGGACAATAATTGTACATGCCTTTGGTGGCCACAAAGTCCAGGTCTGTGGGTCTATGTACTGTTGCTCCGGCTGTTTCTAATATTCGAGCTAGGCCGTCGAGATCTTCATTGGCTTCGTCTATGATCCACTGCGGAACTGGCCCGCTGGGCACTGGCGTTTCTTTCCAGGATGTCTTGTCTGCTCCTAATGCAAACACAGGATCATCACTGGGCCAATTTGCATTGTCTGCTCGACCTACAACAATCTCTCTAATTTGATCCCATTCATTGTACGAGTGGATTTTCATTGGGTACTCCGGTTATTTGTAATGTGTATCTATTTGTCTTTCCAACATTGGCTGCCAGATGTGGAACATCACTTTGCCACACAACACAATCTCCAGCTTTCCAACCAGTCCAGGGTTCGTTGTCAATTTCAAAATAATGCCCGGACTGCCAATCCTCAAGAAATATCACTGCTCGATGAATTTGATGAATATCACTGATGTTGTATACCTGCTTAAATTTAGCATAGGTATCCTGGTGATTTGGTAGTACTGTTCCTGGACCCATCCTATAAACAGACCAAGAAAAATGTTGCCAGGGAAAATACTTTTTAAATTCTGCTATCCAATCAGGTTCAGGATTGCGCATGTCATACATGTCACCGGTGAACTTGGTTTGTGTATATCCAAGTTCACGCCATTCTGCCAGACTTTCTGCATCGTTAAATGGTTCATTGACATAGGCCAATCCTTGGTGTGTCCACCAAGGTGACGCAATGTTAAATTTACTCCAACGCTTAAGGTCTGGTGTTGCCATAGTGTACAATAGTATACCCACCCGACGAAGTCATTTTACGCCATGGATCAACAATAACAGACCCCATGGGGATTTCACAGTAGGGTTGTGTATCAAGTTGATCACCGGTATACTCATAAGTTATTTTACGATTGTGCGCCCATAGAACAACCGCTGGTCCGGCCAATGAATCTACTACATCTGCAGGATCGTCTGCTAATGGATCCAAGTAATAAACATTGTAGCCAGCTTCTTTGATGTAAAACCCAACCAGCGTACTGTATGATCCAATACAGTAAGGTACATCTGGTTTGTATGCTTTACCATGTATGGCAATTGGCAAGCCAGATTTTTTAGCTTCTTCAACTAGGAATAGTGCAAGATTTTTAGCTTGAATTTCTCTGGCATGCATGACTGTGTCAAACAAATCATAGCCAATTTCATATTCCTGTGCCAACCAGCGCAGGGCAATGTTATCTCTGGGATGGCAAGCACCAGCGTCACCCATGCCTGCTGTCATGTACTTGGGTCCCATGATACGCATGGTACTTCTTGCTAGAGCATTGGTAACAACATCAACATTGATATTGCCAATCTTCATAGCAAAGTCTTGAACCATGTTGACCAACCCAACCTTGGCACTGATGAATGTGTTGTAGAATATTTTAATAGCTTCGCACTCATCCCATGTGCCAATTTCATAGCGAGGATTGTTCTGCATTATGGTGCCGTAGATGTCGACTAATTCACCAGCTAGTGCATTTGGATTGCCGTCTTCGGTACCAATCATGATCATCTCAGGATTAACCATATCCCACTTGACTGATCCCATGGCAATCAAATAAGGATTGTACAAAAACTGGTGTTTGGAATCCAGGATAGGATAAAAATACTTGCGTGTTGTGCCAGGTAACACAGTGGAAATTAGCACAACTTTCTTAGAACTTGTTGCGTATTGATTGACTTTATTAATGGCATCAATAACTGCATCATGTCCAAAATCTCGTGGAGTCATATGACTCGATGGAACACTACCATCATAACCTTCAGCATGCGGAGTTGGGACTGCAATAAAAATCCACTCGCTTTCATTAACTACTTCACTAATATCGCAGACTTTAACACTATCGCTGGTGCGTGGATAAATATCATAGCCCCTAACTTCGTGCTGTTCAGCAAAAACCTCAGCACAGTCGAGTCCGAGCTTTCCAAGACCAATAAAACCAATTTTTTTCATGAGTATTCCTTTAGACGATTTATATCATTACATTGATGTGCTTTTTGAAAAGCATGCTTTAATTTATCGCTTTTTCCCCCATGGGTCAAAAAATATCGGCCAGCTTTGGCCCATGCGTCCTTTGGCGTTGGCAGATACTGTGGTAAAACCAGTGGTTATCTGCCATGATCAAGAGCCACTGAATTTTGATCTGTATTCGCAGGACAATATTAAGAACTTTCTTGATGATAAAAATCTAGAATATTTGAATTTAGGATCAGCATGTTGGGCCAATTTCCATCAACAAATGATATTGTTGCACAGCGAATTCAACAGCCCTGAAGTTGAAAAGTATCAGGCCACTGGACGATTTGCACCATGTTATTACTGGTCACATGCGTTGATAGCCAGAGACTGGTATAGATTTGCTCAGCACGACCTGCAACTATCTGCAGACAAGATTCCCGGAAAAACATTTAATATCTACAATAGATCCTGGACCGGCACTAGAGAATATCGATTAAAGTTCACTGAGATGATAGTAAAAGCTGGCTTGGCCAACGACTGTCAAATGAAATTTTCCAGCACGGATAACGGACAACACTTTCATTTGTTTCGTCCGGTCAATCCAGCATTGGCTATTCAACAATTTGATTTAAATTTATACTTCCCTGACAACAAAACTTCTGCGTCTGCCAGTGCTGAATATTCAGCCGACGATTATCGTAATACCTTGTTTGATGTTGTACTTGAAACATTGGCCGATGATAAAAGAATACACTTGACTGAAAAAATACTTAGACCCATTGCTTGTGGACAACCTTTTTTATTGGTTGGTACTGCCAACAGCTTGGCCTATTTGAAACGATATGGATTTAAAACTTATAGCGATTTCATTGATGAAAGCTATGATGAAGAGCCTGACATAGTCAAGAGAATGAGCATGGTAATTGATACAATGGCCAACATCAGATCTAGAAACAACGATGAATTCCGTGCAGGTATTCAAGCAATTGCCGACTGGAATCGGCAATATTTCTTTAGCGATGAGTTTTTTCAGCAGGTGACACAGGAGTTGATCGACAATGTGACCACTGCCAGCGAAACTGCATTTACTGTTGGGCCCAGGCCGTCTACTGGTACAAGAACATTTGTCAGTGTCGATGATCCAGTCAAGACAACAGATTTATCTAAACTGTATGATCAATTCAAACAATTATAATGGTAAAGAAGCCAATCCCAGCACAGCTGATTGGAATGCTTCTGCAAACATCATTTCTTCAGCTGATACCGAGACTTGATCTAGATTGGCCAAGTCTTGCAACAAAGCATTTAATTCATCTTGAGTGATCTGTTGTTGCTCAAATGCTTGTCTACATTGTAGTGCACGAGCGGCTCGTTGTCCCAGCATTGTTGGTTGGTTTGAATATATTTCTAATGGTGTCATGGTCTCATCCTTTTACCGCTTACAATTAAGATTTTGCTGGCGGCTTCATTTATATTGCTTATCTTAGACTTACAATAAAATTCACTGGGTTTCTTTGAAGCATCGCTGTAGCGTTTTTCAAATTCATCAGTGATTTGATGCAAGTTATTGTACATAGTAACAAGAGAACTGTTATTAGGTACGCTGTCGCCATATGTCATCAACCAACCTGCTGTAAAATTTAATGTTTTACTCAAGGTAGCTGTTTCGGCTGGTTGATCACAAATTGAACTATTTTTAGTCAATTCAATTATGTCTGTTAATTTGGCCTGCTCGTTGCCGTCGAAGTGCGAAGGCCAAATTGCACAGCCTGACAGTAGACTAATGCTGACTAATAGTATCGTCAGAGTATTTTTCATATATTCCTTTCCAGTCGTTGCCTGGATCTTGTTGCTTATATTTATGAATTCGGTCTGTTAGAATATCATAAAACGAATCAATAGACCCTTTAAAGTTGCCTTTGAGCTGATCAATTGCAGTCAGACAAAAATCCCAGTCTTTGTTGCAGTATTGATGCATCAGTTGCTCGTGCAACAGAGATATGTTGTCCAGCTTGGATGTGTCGTCAATTGTGACTTCTTCCATGTTGATCACTGCCCAGGCCTGCTTGTATTCATCACCTGCTGTGAACTTGATTTTGTCAAGTGGCAGTAACAAATAGCGTTTTTTCAAATCAACAATGTGTTGATCGATGTAATCGGTGCCAAAAATTATGTTCATGATATCTCCTATTAAATATGTATTATGAAATTTGCATTTGATTTAATTTCCGACCTCCATATCGACAGCTGGCCTAGTTTGAATTTAGACATGATTGCTACCAGTCCATTCTGCGTAGTAGCCGGCGATGTTGGTCGTGATCGTAACAGCGTATTAGAATTCATTGAAGATTTATCACAGCACTATCAAGCTGTATTTTACATAGATGGCAATGACGAGCATCGCTACTATTACCATGACATGCCCGACAGTTACAAAACATTGTCTGACTCACTGATGGAAATGCCCGATGTGGTGTTTTTGCAAAACAATGTTGTGGTCATTGATGGTGTTGCCATAGTTGGCAGCAATGGTTGGTGGGACTATAGTTTTGATCCATATTTTGGAGATGCTGATCAAAGTTCAAGATGGATGAGCGAAAGATATCACATAAGCCTAGGGCAAGCAGAATATGCAAGAAGTCTAGCCATGACTGATGCCAAGTATCTTACATCTACCATTCATCGGTTGCAAACACACAATGATGTTAAAAAAATTGTATTGGTTACACATACAGTTCCTAGACCTGATTTAATTGAACACGATCCACAATTGGTCAACACACATGGATTTAACTGCATGGGCAATAGCTTGCTACAAGATGTGTTTTTAAACGACACTGAGGGAAAGATATCAACCTGGGCATTTGGACACTATCACGGAGACATAGATCAAACCATTGACCGGGTAAGATATGTCAACAACTGCCGCGGAAAAAGCGGAGACTTTTGGTGTAAAACTGTGTTTTATCCCAAACGAATAGAAGTTGATGTTTAACCAACGTCGGGATCTAATTTAATCTGCAAAGGAAATCCCTGGCTTCGAGCCTCGAGCGTGATTTCTATTCCTTTTTGTTCTGCAACTTCGTAAGGCAGTACAGCAACTGTTGCATTTCCTGATTCGTGAATACTTTCAGCAATATTGACTGCTGTAGTGGTTTCATAGTTGAAATAATTAACCAAGCTAGCAATTACAAATTCCAAACTGGTTACATTGTCATTGAGATAGATAACTTTAAACATTGGGGGTTCAGTTACATCTATGCGGGTGTTGATTTTTGAACGAACGTCAGGATTTGCCATTATTATTTTTCCTTGAACAGTGGGCCATTCAGCCCACTGTATTTACTTTAGTTTAACTTAAGAAGCGTAAGTGATTGCAATAGATTTTGGTTTCTTTTCCTCTGGAACAATTCGTTCTAGATTGATGATTAAGATTCCGTCTCGTTGTGTTGCACTTTGAATCTCTACATGTTCAGCAAGAGTAAATTCGCGAACAAAGTCGCGATCACTGATGCCTTTGTGCAGATACTCTACCTCTAGTCCATCGTTTTTCTTGCCTGTGATAGACAACACTCGATTGTCTACATTGACAGAAATTTCACCTTCACTGAATCCAGCCACAGCAATTTCAATACTAAAAGAATCTTCAGTATTTTTTAAAATGTTGTAAGGGGGATAGTTTAGGGTTTGTTGTGAGTTTAATCGCAACAGTTCATCAAACATGTTGTCAAAGCCGATGCCAAATTTGTGAACGGATGGAATATCCAGGGAACGAAGTGTTAAAGTTTTTGTCATTTGTTTTCTCCTTTATTAAGCAAGATGACTGAATGTAGACCCGACTATCGGCATCTACACAGTTATTTATTATACACGAATCATTGGATCTAGTAAAGTTTTTTGGGCAAACTCTGTGCCGCTAGGTGCTTGCGCCAGCGATTTTTGGCTTGGCTTTTCTTTAATTTACGGGCAGTGGTGGGTTTGGTGTAGAATTCACCTTCTCGTAGCTCTTGAAGTAGACCGCTGTTGTTGATTTTCTTTTTGAATTTTCGTAGAGCTTGCTCTACATTGTTGTCATAAACAGTAACTGATCTTCCGTTAGGTTTTTTCACCCGTTGCCTCCATCAAAGAATATGGGTTATTTACCACGTCCCGGTTGATCAATACCCGGTCAAAATTGTGTTTTTTATATCGAGCCAGTTGGAACATGTGTGGTACCAGTACTCGTTCCATCTCTGTTTGTAGTGCACGAGCACCAGTTTTACTGGCCATGGCTCGATCAACAATGGCATCTATTCCATCTGGCGAAAACTCCAAATCAACATCGTCGATGCGGAATAGATATTGATATTGTGTTATTAGATTGTTCTTTGAGTTGGTTAATATACTGACAAAATCTTCATGAGTCAAATTGTCTAGTGCAACAGCAACTGGAAATCGTCCGATAAATTCTGGTATCATTCCATATCTGATAATATCATCAGGTATGAATGATTGAATTCCAGCAGTTGAAGTTGATTTCATTGTGGCACCAAATCCAATGCTGGTGCCACGCTCACGCTTTTGAACTATGTTTTCCAAGCCAACAAATGCTCCACCGGCTATGAATAAAATATTTTTAGTGTCA